CCGCATTCACGCTCTAGGTGGTAGCTGTAAAACCTTTTCGGAATCGTGATCGTAACGATCAGATCATTGGGCTGGATGCTGTTTTGTGTTGTGTTCATGTCTCTAGTATAGACATACCTAATAGAAGAAGTCCAGTCATTTACAAAGATTTCTCAAAATGTACCCACTAGCAGGGGTTATGTGGGGTCGGCAGAGCGCAGGAAGCGACCTCTGCGCCCTGCCTAAGCCTCAGCGAGCATCCAACGAAGGGAACGCCTGCAAAGCATCAAGAACAGGCTGAGGCAACTTGTCGCCACACACACAACGAATATGCCATGCCTCAGCGTTCGCACCGTTCTTCACTTCCCACGAGAAACCAAACTTCAAAGCGTTGCTCGTCATAAATCCGTCACCGAGAAGATAGTCAAGCCTTTTGCCTGATGCGTTCGCCACATCTATTGCGAGACCCCAACCGTGATTTGAAGTGGAGGGAGTCCCTGCTGGAGCCATCCCTTTTTTCAGAAACCAAGTCTTGCCTTGATAGGTGCGTGTCACCTGTGGTGTGCGACCTGTCGGCGTGTCTTGATAACGGGTGTTGAACAGTTTGACTTGTTCGCTGAGGGGTCGGTATGCGCCGACATGCTTCAGTTCAACCCCTGCAAAGTAAGCGTTCATTTGCAGACAGTTCCATGCGGTTGCGGCGAGGCTATGAAGTTGACCGTTCGGTGCTTTGATTGAACGCAGAAGAGACGGATTCAGTTCACCGTTCTTTTGTCCTTTCAGATCAGAAGGCATCATCATTTCAAGTACGGGATAGTCAGGCATCGTAGTCTGTCCTTTGTTCAGTCGTTTTCTTGTTTGTCTTTATCTTTGAGACCGTTGCTTGCGAGGATTCCCGACAGCGCACCAGTAAGGAACAACATCATCGGTGCCAATAACGACCACGCAGAATCATCATTCGGTGAAACATCCAGCGGCTGAACGACAAAAAGCAATCCGAAGAGCAGAGCGGCAGTACTCATCAAGAATGTGAGCGAGAGCGCAACACCGACGATCAACACGAGGCGTGCTTTGATTTCGCTGTTCGTCATTCGTTTCATTGTTGACCTACCTTTTCGGGACATCGTGCCGAGTCGGGAGCGTCAAGGCAAGTGTATCTAGTGCGATCAGAGCAACCAGCAAGAACAGCGAGAAAAATGCCGACAGCAATGATGCGCTTCATACATCATCCTCTTCGTCTTTGTCCGCAAACTTCAACGCCATAACACCTAAGTTGATAATGAGACCTGCGCCTGCGATCAGCAGTCCGATTCTTTTCGTGTCGCCCGACAAAGTAATCAGAACAAGCGATGTGCCTGCCAGTGTCCAAACAAGCCCTGACGCTTCATTCAAAATCTTTCTCATGGTTCTAGTATCGCAAACATTGTGTTGCTCCTGCGACTATCCGATACGGCGTGACGAAACAGGCACAACGACAAAGGTTGCTGATACTGCGACCAAGACACGACGAGTTGACACAGGCACAACCGAGTCCGTCGGAATGTAGCCGTCAAAACCTGAGCCACCGAAAATGTTGATCTCCGCCTCAAACGATTCCCGAACCTCTGTTGGCGCATCCTGAACAGCATCAACGATCTTGATGGCTTGCTCATTGGTCAGGTCGTCTTGAACGATTGCGTCAAAGACTTCTGCGGCGACTTCGCCTGTGATCGCTTCTAGTGCGTCCGCACTCTCAGCGACGGTTGTTGCCTGCTCCGCTGTGATGCCGTTGTCAACGATTGCGGTGATCGCTTCTAATACTTGTTCGTCGGTGATCGTGTCACTTCCGAGGGCATCAACAAAACTGGTGAACTCTTCGGCAGTGATGTCCTCCACGAGTACGGCGTCAAGGATATTTGTGAAAGCGTCATCGGTGAGCGGTTGTCCAAAGACCTGCTCAATGACAGCGATGAACTCCTCTGCGGTCAGGTCAGTTTGTAGTAACGCTTCAGCGACAGCGACGATCTCGGCTGAAGTGTCTGCGTCGGCGAACGCTTCCACGATTGGTTCAGGGTCAACGATTGGCGGTTGTGGTGCGGAGGTCGTCGTCGTGGTCGTTTCAGGGAGCGTAGAAGGCGGTTGTGGTGCTTGCGTCGTCGTTGTGGTTTCGGGGAGCGTAGGAGGCGTTGTAGTGGTCTCTGCGATGGTCGTCGTCGTGGCAGGCGCACTCGTTGTTGGTGCAGTAGTAGAAGTTGTTGTCGTCGGGATTGTGGATGTTGTAGTTGGCGGTGATGTCGTCGTCGTTTCTACTAGAGATGTTGTTGTAGTCTCAGGGGATGCGGTTGTCGTGGTCTCCAGCACAGTTGAAGTTGTTGACGGTGGCTCTGTTGTGGTTGGTGTCGTTGTTGTGGGCGTTTCTGTTGTTGTCGTTGGCGGAAGCGTTGTTGTGGTTGTTGTGGGAACTTCCGTTGTGGTTGGTGTCGTGGTGCTGGAACTCGTTGTGGTTGTTGATAACGCAACAGAGGTGGTAGGCAAACTCTGCTCACCTGTGAAAGACAACTCATATTGGATGTTCCAAACAACACCATCACGCCAAACATCAGGTTCCCAACAACAAGTGCTAGCCCTAAGACGGTAACTACCAGCAGGCAAATCTATTTCAATGCGTGACTGCAACCCTAGAAAGTCATCAACTGAAATAATAAGTTCGTCTGTGTTTGCGTTGTAAAGCCAGAGTTGAGGGTCGCTTGGCAGTTCGCCAGATTGAAAAGTGACTGCAACAAAATGTGTCTCTTCTGTGTACTCAAACCAAAAATCTGTTGGTTGAGTAATGATTGGGTTTGCCTCTGCATTCGCTGTAGTAAACAACGCTAAGAACGCCACAGGCGCAAAGATCAGGAGTTGCAAACCTTTCACAGGAAATCAACCAACCTATGCGACTGCTAGTGCGACGATGGCTAGCGTTTTCATGGCTCGGTCTGTTCAGGTAATTCGCCCTCATATCTCGTTCCGCAAACACCACACGCATAACTTGCTTCGGCAGTTTTTACAAAACGATATGACTCGTATTCAATACACGCTTCGTCTGTGCAGGTTTCGTTTTTCATTATGCGCTGACCTCCATAAGAATCAAAGTTGAAGTTGTGCTTTGGTATTGGGTGCCAACTGTTGAAGTGGCTATACTATTTTTGCCTTGCACCTTGTATGTCAAAGCCGAAACAGAAGCGGGCGAGTCAAGAACTTGCATATCTACTGTTCCTTGCATTAACAAAGCACTGTTGGTATAGCCCCATTCTTTGACTTCAGATATTTGGGTGGCACCACGCAAAATGCGTAAACTTAAAGCATTGGCAGCGTTTTCTGCGCCTCGCACACATCCGTTATTGAAAGCCAAAACAAGGATTTTGTTAGTTGTTGCTTGTGGTGTGATGCTTGCAGTTAAACCAGTGTCCGAGTAAGTTGTCACGTTGAGCGTTTGAAAGGTTCCGTAGGTTCCGTAAACAACTTGCAGAACACGAAACGCACCCCGCAGGTTGTTTAGTTGAGTAGAAGTCAAGACTGCGCCCGATGTAAACGATGCGGGAAGGTTTGTAGGTGTAGCCATAATGTTTCTCCTTTACCAACCAAGACGGCTGGTATCCAAAATACTTAAATTAGTTGAGTTAAGCGTGAAGAACTGATGTCTGCGGTTCCTATATAAATTTTTCATCAGGCGGTTCCAATGTCCTCAACAAGTAAAAATCCGTAACCTGTTGCACTCCGACCAGCCTGTCCAGTACCAGCACTACAAGTCAATGTTGCAACCACATTGACACTCCCAGCAGTGAATGTTGTGACTGCTTGACAAATCCCGCCTACACCAAAAAATAGGTTCGCAAAAGTATTACCAACATTGACATAATTTAACTCTGTTCCAGCAAGGTTTGTTTGTCTTATCCTCATAGTAAAAACTGCGCTTGACGGACTTGCCAAATAAGGTTCAAAGTAAGAAATACGATAGTTGCGGTTTGCGACAGCGGTAAATGATGAACCAGTTATTTGCACTTCCTCAACTGTAACCGTTGTGTCAGTACTTGTTGCCGTGTTGATGGCCATGATGCCACGAGGGAATTGGTTACATTCTACAGCGGTCAGAATTTGACCTGCGGTGAAGTCGTCGTTAGGTGAAATTGCCATGAGTTAAGGCCTTTCAGGAAAGTCTACGGTTGGGGCTGGTGTCCATGTTGCGGGAAAGTCTCGCAAGGTTTGGCGGTAGGTCGCCCATGCCGTTTTATCGGTTGGTGTATCAGCAATCATCGCCCAATCGGACTCGACTAAGAGTTGGTTACGGCGTAGCCTCATGCGTTTTACCAGCCATTCGTCGGGTGCATTTGTTTCGTGGTCTGCTAATAGGTTCATGTCATGCCGCCCTGTAGTAAAGATTCCAAGCAATCACGTCGCCAGTCCCCCAAGTGAACGGCACAGTTGCAGACGTTGCTGTCTGACTCACATATGTTCCGCTAGCCAATTCAGCCCTCAAAACTATGTATGAGGCGGCTGATGCGTAAGTAGTTGTTCCTGGATATCTCGTGTTTGCTGGAGTGTCAAAATAGGTAATAAAACCATATGGCATGGAACCTAATTCCATTGCTGAGTTGATGTTTACTGGCAGATTAAGTTGTATAGAACCAGTAATTGCTGAGGTTGAGCCCAAAGTAAAAATGCCGTAATAGTGGACAAAACCGTTCACTAGGCAGTATGCGCCAGTGCTGACACCATTGCCAAAAGTAACGCCACCAGAAAAAGATGGCGTGTAAGCGATGTATGTCCCGATGACCGTGTTGCCGATAGCCAACTTTGTTTGCACCGCTTCCATAGCATCGTTAATGTCCGAGTGCTGTCCAGCGTGCGACGGAGAAGTCAACAAACTGCTAGTCGTCGGATTAGTGAACGCATCAATCGTTGTGGGATAAGTACTAGCCATTTTCTACCAACCTAACCTGTTGCCAGTGTCGTCTGCATTTGAATCATTGTAAACCCAACCTGCTTCATCATATTCAATTTGAGGCTGGTCGTAGGTAATATCAGTCCCACCTAACATACCGTAAGTAGTGTCGTCAAGAATGAAATACCTAATGGCATCTGTTGATTCAAAGGTGAAACCGATTGTATGCGATGACGGCGAGATCAAATGGTTGACACCTGAAACGATGAGCGTCTGCATGACTGTTGACGGAGTTCCGACTGTGTACGACTTCAAAACTGAACAAGTTTGAGTTAAGTCAAGACTGAGACAAATGTTTTGATCTGCTTCTGAAAGTCCTATGAGTTGTGTTGATAATCCGTTGAAACGCAAAACAGGGTTCGCATAGATGTTGAGCAGATAGTTCGCAATGTTTGCGACCTCTGTTTCTGTTGAGTTCAACAGATTAGTGATTGACAACTGCTGATTCTGATAGAGGGCGACACTTGTTGCGTCGCTTGCAATCTGTTCATCTCCAGCGTCGGGGCTTTGCGCAACAATGTAATTGTGCAACAATTCGTCACCGAACTCGTTACTCAAAGCCATATATGAGATGCCTGTGCCATCATCGGTGAAGTCTGCTCCAGCGAGAGGGTTCAATATGGATGTCCTACCTTTAAAGGTAAGTGTGCCATCGGCGGCAATGAAAAGGAATCCTTGCTCTGATGTGGTGACCTGTTGAAGGTAGTTCAAGCAGTTCGTGTCCTGAGCGATATCAAATGCTCCGAGGATTGACGAACCTGTCCCGATGCTTCTCGCTCCCTGATATGCGATCTCAGGAAGGTCAAGGATTGTGGTTACACGAACCGACGAAGAATGTTGAGCAGGTGTGATCGTGTTCAAGGCTTGGTTCGCAAAGATCGTGAAAGCGTCTGCGCAGTCGGCGACCATCATATCGTTGCCACTAATGTCGTAATCTAAGTTCCAGTCGGTAACAACTCCAGTGAATATGGTGATGCTATTTGCTTTGATGATAATTGGGCTTCTCGGCAATACGAATGGGTAGTGAACGCTGGCAGTGTTCAGCGGGTCAAGTAGTCGGGAACTGTTGTCAAAACTGACTGTGGCTGAACCTGCGTTGAACTGATCTAGTTGACGACTGCGACCACGAGAAGTCGTGATGTTTTGGCAGATGCTTGTCAGGTCAGCGAACGCTATACCGCCGAGCGTGCCAGTGTCCAACAAACCTAAAGTTGCTGTGTCAAGTTGAAACGGATTACCGAAGCCAGTCGTCGTCTGAAAACCGACAAGGACTTGAATCGTTGGCAGGCTCATACCGTGACAAACACTTTGCCACTTCGTCGTTGAGACTTCTGTATTGCCTCAATGATCTGTTGACCAATTTGATCAGGCGTAGAGATCAGACCTGCGTTAACTGTGATGTTTGTTTGGCTTCCACCGAGAGCCGAGTTCGGTGTGACCATCCCACCAGTGGAAGGAGTGAACAGTTCTACTCCACGCTCGCCAACAATATAACTCTTATTGCCTTGAACTGAACCACCTGAGGCTCGCTGTCCTGCAATCGGTATTCCGTTTCCTTTCATCATTCTGCCGAGTGCTTCAAAATCAACCTTAGAGAAATCAAACTCAGGAATGTTTCCTATTGCGATTCCTGTCAATCTTTCGGCGTTGCTAACCTCATCGGCGGTCATGCCACCTCTGCCTATTCTGACTTTGGCTTCAGCGTCAGCGAGCGCAAGTTTGGCATCCTTCAAAGCAATCGTTGAAGTGGTCACAAGATCGGTGGCTGTGGCTTCCTTTTCTTTTGCTTCCGTCAAAAGTTTCAGGGCTTCGGTGTAGGCATCCGTTCCCACTTTCGCTCCGTTGACGGCTTCGTCAAGCAAAGTCTGTGCTGTCGTTACTCCTTCTGTTGCTTCTTCTACTCCAAGTTGTGCTTCAGCAAGACTGAGTTCGGCTTCAGTTAAGACTTCGGTTGCGTCTGTGATTTCCTGCGCTGATGCCCCACTCTGAAGTTCTGTCAATCCGAGGGTTGCGTCAGCAAGAGCGTTCGTTGCGTCACGCTGAGCGATGCGTGCAAGTTCTAACTCACGAGGATTGTTGCGTTGCTCTGCTTTCGCCAGTTCCTTGTCTGCGTCAGCAAGATCAAATCTCGCCTGTGTGATTGCGTCTTGTGCTTCCTGAATGCTTCTTGCGCTCGCAGGAGATTGAAGGCGAGTGAGTTCTTTCTGTGCTTCATTGACCGCCTGTTGTGCGTCTGCTAATCCGATGCCTGCACGAGTGGAGTTCCGTAGTGCTTCTTCAAGGTTCCGTGTAGCCCTGATCGCTTCTTTGCTTTCAATGCCGAATCCATTGAGCGTCTTGTTGAAATGGTCTTGCGCTTTCGCTGTTGCTTCAATCGCAACCTTCAAATCTAGTGGTGCTTCCTCAAATGTTTTCTGTGCTTCGTTAACAGTTTTGAGTTGTTTGCCGTACCCCTGCACGGAAGCAATGAGTTCTTGGAAGCGTTCTGCCATCGTTTTGACAGTTCCACCTCCACTATCAAAATCAGGAAGAGGTGAAACACTTAGCCCTGAGCCTCCCATTTCAGGGCTTCTGCGTGAACCCCCAACACCTGTCCCCTGAACATGCTTGTTGATGGTGTTCGCCATTATGATTGCTTTCTTGGTGGTCTGCTCCATCAAAGCACCCATCAAGTTAATCTCATAGTTCACTTCCTTGAGTGGCGTGATATCTGTTCCGCCGAAAACATTGTTGAACTTGTTGTAACCCTCAATGAGAATGTTGGCTCCCTGAATGAACTTGTTTATGAAAAACTCATAGACACCGAGGAACGCATTGATGTAGTCCTGCACGAACATCACGATGTTGTTCCAAATATCTTTCAAAGTATCTCTGAACCATTGGAACTTGACCGCCATCGCACCCACAGCAACAATCACTGCGGAGATAGCAATGATGATAAGTCCGATGCCTGTTGAAGCGAAAGCGGCACCGAACAAAACTGTTGCTGTTGTCGCAATGGTCATGGCGATCTTCAACGCAACAAAAGCGGCAACTATTCCGTAAATGATTGCGCCTGTTCCTTCAAGGTTTCCAAAGAAGTTAAGTAGTTCACCACCAAGAAACTTGATGCCAGCACCGAGACCTTCCTCGCCGACAATAGAGGCAAACTCATCCAAAATCGGAACGATGGTTGTTGTGATAAAGTTTGCGAAATCTTCAAGATACGGAAGCAACAACGCACCGAGTTTCTCTGCAACATTTTCTATCGCTACTTGCATTCTGCCGAAGTCTGTTGAAGTCGCTTTTGCTGTTCCGCCTACCTGAGACTCAACTTCAGCCAAGATCAGTTTCTGTGCTTCAAGAGTTTTGCCTGAATCAACAAGCGTTTTGATTTGCTCTTTCTGCTGAGCCGTGAAGTTGATGCCTGCACGCCGTAACGCTGTGATGCCTGCTATCGGGTCGCTTAACGCTTTGCCGAGTTGCATTGCCGCCGCATCAGCCGAGCCGAACACCGAACCTAAGTCCTGCGCAAGTGTGACCGCCTGAGTGAATATGTCGTTGCCTTCACCAGTAACATTCTGTACCTGCTTGAAAGTGAGCAGAAGGTTCGCTGTCTTTTGGATGAGTTCGTCGTCAACGCCGATCTGCATAGAAAGTTTGTCTGACAGATCAGCGACTCCCTTAGCACTAATTCTTGCCGCACCACCCGTCGCTTTGATAATTGCATTGGTTTCAGCAGTGACACGCTTGGCTTCCATCGCCTGACTGACGAGAGCCTTACCGACAATCCCTGCACCGATTGCTAATCCTGCGCTAACTTTCGCAATGGATTTGAAAGCGTTAGTTGAAGCCCGATCTAAGTTCTTCAACACGAACGCCGACTTGTTTACGCCACCTTCAAGTTTCTTGAACTCCCTGACCGCACGGTTGATTCCTTTTGCGTCAAAGGTTGTTATCAGTGGGATGTTGATTGCCATTAGAATCGCTTTCCGAACTTGCCGAGAGAAGTACGAGACTGAGACTTTGCTCGTGCTGACGATGCCTTGTATTGCGACTTGCCACCTGTGGCAAAGATGCGGTCATTGACCATCTTCTCTGCTTTCTTGATTTCAGTATCAACATCTTTTTCAATCATTTTGATGTTCGCTCTGATGACGGGATACATAGTTCGTGAAGCGTTGCCGTGCTTCCTCCGCAGGTTGCGTGCGAGAGTTTCACCGTCTGCGTCGTGTTGTGCCATGTCGTAGATCATCGCCGCACCTTGCTTCTGTCGGATGCGCAAAACAGGGAAGGTTGTTCGGTTGCTTCGTTTGCTTCCACCAGCAATAGCGGTCACGCCTCGCTTCACTGCTCCGCTGTTGTACACGGGATAGTCCTGCGACCTCTTTGTTGTTTGCAGGCTAGGCGTTGACTTGTGTTGAGTCATAAGACCGCTGAGAGTTCTTGACGGGAAACCTGCTCTGACTTTCATCACCAAGGGTTGCGCCGCATCTCGCAATCCTTTCAGCGTGGCGTCGTAAAGAGTACGATCAAGATATCTCAACTCTTGTAAGACAGGTTGAAGCGATGTTGCGTCAATGTCTAAGAGGAGAGATGATTGTTGCGCCATGTCGCAAGTCTATCTGCGCTGGTGTTGCTGTTTGGTTCTTGCTTTCTGCACTTCAATCATCGCCTCAATCATCGCCTCAGATTCATTTAACAAAACTGACGGTGCGATACCGCTTTCAAGCGAAAGCCAAGCGATCAGTCGGTGTGCTGAACCTTCGGCAAAGGGCTATCAACGCCGCTGGTCTCTTCAGGTTGTGCTTCAATTCCTTGCACGCTTTCAATCCAATCAGGTTCAAAGGCGAGCGCAGTCTGCTTGCGACGCTTCTCGCTGTGCCAAGCAAGCCACGCAAGGTCAGTCAAACGCAGTTCTGTTTCAAACTGTGTGATGCTCCTATTCCATGTCCGCTCAAACGCAACGAAGTCAGCGAACACCGCTTCAACATCTTTGCTTTGTCCATCGTTGTATGAAACCTTCAACCCTATTTTCATTTGTCGCTCCTAGTTTGGTTTTGGTTATGCAGTGGTTTTGACGATTGTTCCGCCAGTGAAAGTCAGCGAGGTAGAGGCAAGGTCACCAATGGCACCTGCGACAGGTGTATGCGAGGCGAGGAAAGCGTTACTAATCGTATAAAGCGGATTGGTTGCGCTGGTTGCCGCTGAATCATTCTTGATCGCAAGAGTTGTCGTAGTTCCGACTAGAGGAAAGATCGTTGCTTCCACGCTTGACGCCGCTAGGTCTTGATGCAAAGTGATGTCAACAGAAATGTTCTGAAGCCCACCAGCGAATGTGTGACCGCCTGAACCGAACGCTGTTACTTCAATGGAGTCAATCTCATAATTCACGGTCACTGAGTTTGACTTGTTGCTCAGGTCTATTGCGTTAATCAAGATGCTTGCATTCTTGAGGCTGAAAACTGCCATTAGATGTTCTCCTTAGTAGATGCGGTTTCGGTTTTGGTTTCTTTCTTTACTTCTTCAAGATGTCCACCTACGACCAATGCGGCAAGGTTATCATCTGACATATCAACAGGTGTGACAGTCTCACCGACTTTGCCGAGTGTGCAGTTGTCGCTCAAAACTTTATATGACTTAGCCATTTTGGTTCTCCTAATTGTGGACTCGGACATTGAAACTGATTTGCAGAAACTCTGCCTCTGCGCTTGTAACACTTGAAATGTTTGTTGACTGATCAACTATCAGTGTGCTGACAACTCCACCAAGAGTTGAGTCGGCTTCAAGAGCCGTGCGAACACTTAGCGCACCAGTCGGCGACAGGAACGAGTCTAGGGTTGCGTGTGCCGTTCTGTCGGTGTATCTGCCGACAATCACGAAGATCGTATATTCCATCAAAGTCAAAGCAGATGTTGTTCCCATTGACTGATGGTAAGAGACACTATTCAGAACAGGGAAAGCAATCGGTGGGTTCAACTGGTCAGGTTGGATGGATGCTGTTCGCAAACCTGTGATGGTTCCTAGAGCGGTTTTCAATGCTGTGCTGACAGCACCGACTGTTGAAGGCATTAGGCAACACCGAGGATGCGGTACGGTGAGAGCAGGTCACGGACATCAGGGTCAACCGCACGCACTTGAAACGCCATGTCAGCGAAGCCAACAACACCGAGAGCCGCATTGAGGCGTGCGAATCCACGAATGGATAGAAGCACGCACGCTTCACGAACATCATCAGGAACAGCATCCCAACCCCAAACTGCTGTTACTTGAACAAGCGGTCTATCAGGAGCGAGAATGATCGGAAAGGTTCTGTTACCGATAGCAACGATACGGTTGAAAGGTATTTTTTTCAAGACAGCGTTCAGCGGTTCTAGTTGGTAGTCCGTGCCTTGCGTCAGGGTTGTCTCAAAAGTTCCGTCGCCATTATTATCAGTTTTCACTATGACAGATGTTGTTGCGATGTCATCAACCCGAATGTTGTATGAGTCAATCGGATAGATGCTGATTGCTGTTGACGGGGACTGATAGAACCATCTGCCGCAGTATCCATCTATGCGTCGTGATGCGCCTTCAATAGCGTTCTCAATCAAGGTGTCGTCAATACTGTCCGTGACACGCAAAGCGGCTTTGACCTCTGCAAGTGTTGCGTATCCGTTTGTGATTGCCACGATCAGTCTTTCTTGATGACTCGCTTTGTCACGGCAGGCTTGTTTGCCTGTTCCGCTTGCGGTTCAGCAGTCGCAGTTTCAACGAGATGTCCAAGTTTGCCCAATGCTTCATCAACTTGGGCGACACGCTTCGGCAGGTTGCGTCGGACATATCCGATGCGCTCTGACAGCAATGCCACAATCTGATTGTTCTTCATCGCTTTTCTTCTTTCATCCGATAGTGGTCAGCGCAATCCCCAAGATTGCGCTGACCCACATTATCAGAATGTCGGTGTGATGAGTCCAGTACCGCCGACAAGTGCAAACGCATTTGGATAACGGTTTGCTGTGAATGCGCTGTAACCATAGACAATCATTGTGATGTCAAGTTCAGCCGCTTTCGGTTGCTCAAAGCGAAGCATCATCGGTGAACCGTCGCCATCTTCAAACAAGTGTGCTTCTTGCGTGTTGCCGATGATGATGACATCTTCGTTCGCACCTGCACCGTTTGTAGTGATGACATTGGCGTCTGTGATGATCGGCAAGCCGAGCATCGTATATCCGCTGTTGCCGTACACAGGCGCACCGTTACCCGATGCGAATGCTGGCTGACCGTTGAAGTTGGGAACAGGAACAGCGAGTGGTCGCTTCTGATCGTCAACTGCGGCGAGGAAGAATCCGAGGCGGCGTGGGTGCATCAAGATGAAGTTCGGTCCAGCAAAGTAGTTGGTCTGAATGCGCTGAATGCCATCAACGATCTTGGGATACATTTCTGCGACGGTTGGCGAAGCATCGGTGTAGGTGATGACCTGCGTGATGGTGTTCGTCAACGATGTTGCGCTTGTGGTCACATTCAACGAATCAAGGTTGGTGTGGTATGCGGCAACAAGGTCAGCCATTACGAGCGAGTCAATGTTTGTTCCACGCTCAATGGATTGGCGAGAAACATTCTGCTGACCAGCGACAGTGACAACCGAGATGTCTAACTTGGTGTCATCCATGTTGGTTTCTGAGACAGCGGCACCTTCGGTCTGAACTGCGGTGCTACTACCTGTGGTCACCTTTGAAATTGAAATTACCAGACCAGCATCGGGAAGTTGATGCTTGCGTGCGACATCAAGGAATGGGCGACCTGCTCTTGCGAACGGTGCGGCGAGTTCGGTGAGGAACTGTGGCACGATCAAGCCAGCGAAGTTTGCCGATGTGACATCACGACGCTCAATCCGCTCTTCTTTCATGTGGCGTGCGAGACGCTCTTGTGCGCTGAAGTCGTTGTTGAACTGTGCGCCATAAGCATCAGCGATAAACGATGACGGTGCTGATGGTGAGTAGGTGCGTGGCTCGCTCTTAACGACTGCAACGCTGGTCTCTTTGCGGACTTCAACAGCGGCAACACTTCGGGCTTCTAATTCCTCGTGTTGTGCGATGCTTGCATCTAAGTCCTTTGCTGAACGCAAAGCGGCTCCGATTGCTTCATCTTCTTCGGTGGTCAGGTCTCGTGCTTCGGCTTCTGCCTTTGCGACGATTGCGCCTGCTTCTGCGATGTGCGCTTGACGCTTTTCGCTGAGTTTGATTGACATTGACATTTCATTCTCCTAGTTGTTGTGAGGTTCGGGATGGTGTCAAGTGGGATGTCTAGTGACTGCGTGTCGGCTAGTTCTCGGCTTGTATTTGCATTAGTTGGATTTGGCGTTTGCGCAAAGCCAACGGAGCAGTTGGCGCAACTGTAGTTGAGTCTGTGTTATTTGCTGAACGCAATTCTGCAACAGTTTCTTCGTATGCAGGATATGTTACGACGCTGACATCAAACAGGCGAACCTCTTTGAGGTCTCGCACGCTTCGGTCTGCGCTCCACGAATCCTTGACCGTTTGGAAGGCGAACGACATTTGGCTTAGGTCGCCACGACGCATCGCCGAGATCACTCGCATCGCATCAGGGTTGGTGTCGTCAAGGTGCGCTTCAACCCTCAATCCGATGTCATCCTCTTTCAGCATTAAGGTTCCTGATCGTGTCCGTGCGAGTGGGATGCCTTCGTGGTCTATAAGCAGACGGACATCTGCGCCATCTTTGATGGTCTTGCGGAAGGCTCCCCTGCGCACATATTCAACCCAAGGGAGCGGCTCGCTCGGACTGTCAAAGACTGAGGCGTACCCCACGAGGGTTTTGCCGTCGTCGCTTGCACGAAGTTCGGCTGTGTTGTAGGCGATGCTCCTGTTGTTTTGAACGCTGGTAACCCACGAACTAGGCACAACAAGTTCACCATCTTCGGTCTCAATAGAAACAACCTCAATATCTTCAAGCGAGGTCTCATCATCAGATTCAACATCATCGCTAATATCTAGTTCATCTGCAACACTCTCTGCGTTTTCCATTGTTCTCGTTGCTCCTTCTTTGTTGGAATCATATCCACGACTGTTTGAGTATTTCGGATGTTCCCGATGAAGCAAATCATTGTCGGTGACATAGTTCGGATTCTCAGGCTTGCCAGTTCTGACAAGGAACAGAAAGGCGTTCACTCTCGCCATTGCCCATTGCGCTCGTGTCATGTTCGGTCTGTGAGATGTAGAGAATGCACCAGCACCTCGCCGATACACAGATCGCAACTGACCTACCCGAACACGAGTCCAAACAGGTCGCTCTCGGTCAGCCATCTCTTTGTTGTG